GTATCAAAAGCAAGCTATAGGCGTCCTAAGGGTGAGACGAAGATCTCATGAGGGGGTGTCGGGTTGTAACAACGAAACGAAGATTTCGTTAGGGGGTTAGGTTTTCATTATTTCTCCGTATAACTTAGCAAATGGGAGAACTCTGTCTTTTTTATAGTTATTGTAATTTTAATACTACGAGAGAAAGACGTTGATTTTTAACTAGAATTATTCAATTTTTTAGCCAAGCAAGTATTATTTCAAATTTTCTGGTATTTTTCGTGTAGCGCAATTATTTTTTAACGATTTTTACTAGTTTTTATAGATAAATAAAAAAAGGGCCTTAAAACGGCCCTTTTTTTGTGTTTTTAGCAATAATATGGTCTTACATTAGTTGTGATCCTCATATGACCATTCTGTGATGGGTTCAAACCTATCCGCAGGATCCATCATGTCAAACTTGCGGGGATAGTGTTTGAGTAGGCTAATTGCCCGCTTTCTTACTTCACTGGGAACTCGCGGTGTTTTCTTGGGATCTCGCAGGTCCATTAGAAATCGTTCAACATTTAAAACTGCGTTTGTTCTTTCAATTGGTAGTGTCATCTTCCTCTCCATTGACAACTTTAGCAAATTTCCCCCAAATGCGTGAAGCATCTCTTGCTTGTTCATAGGTATCATATAGTATCGGCTCCACTTCGTACATTTCACCTGTAGGACGAGTCACGTATATATAATCGTCATTGTCCCAAGGTACCATAACAGCATATTTCTGTTCCTGTAGTCGTTTGATTTCTTCTTCCATCAAAAAGAACTTGGTTGCGATCTTCTCGGCGGCACGTTCAACACCCATTACAGTATGCGACTCGGTGGTTTGACCTGAGACCCACAGGTTTCCATTCAATAGCTCGATAAGTTGTTCTTTGGTCATCTTTAGTATCCCTGTTTGATCAGTGTGCTCCACTTTTTGTGTTTTTAGCAATAATATGGTCTTACATTAGGAAATCCAGCATCTGGAAACTGCTCGGTAAACCCTTTTACCGTGTAAGAGCAATCTAGCTCTTCTTTTTTTAGCCAATCAAATAGCTTTTGTACATAGTTTCTAGCTTCATCAAAGCTAGTAAACGCACGTACCTTGTCAAAGTACTCAATAGCTCCAGCTGTGTACCACCAGCCGCCCTCTTCGGGGCCTCCGTACACTTGCTCTTGGCTGTAAACCGCCACGCTCCACCACTCGTAGTCACGCTTGCTGTCTAGCTCATCCCAGTCAGCATCTGTTTTACAGCTAGGACAAAGAGAGCTTTCATAGCAATCTTTGCGTTCTCCATAGGTGTGTGCCAGCTTACAGTTACAGCACTTAATCAATTTGTCGTTGTCAAATAAGCCTTGCATGGCTACATCCTTCTTTAGGGGGTTAAAAACTAAGGGGGCCCGAAGGCCCCCCGCACGTTTATGTGCGCGCCTTAGGCGGCGGCTTGCAACTTCGCAATAAGCGAAGTCAGCGCAGGCTTAGTCGCACCGGTGAAACCGGTAACGTCAAAGCCAACGATCGCCTCAAGATCATTCAACAGCTCCTTCTTTGAAGGACCTTGATCTTTAGGCGCAGCCTTGGCTTTAGGTGTAGCCACATAAACGCCTTCACGTACAAGCTTAGACCGTACTGAACGTACAGATTTGCTGACCGCAGCAGCAATATCTTCCAAGCCTTCATTACCGAGCTCAGAATACATTTCAGTGATAGTTGCGACTTGTGCGTCAGTGTAGTTTACAGTAGTGTTAGTAGCCATGTGAACCTCTCTAAATATTTGGCTATAGAGCTTGTTAGAGGCGCTCATTTCCCTCATCAACATAATCAATATACGATAAAATAAGCAAATAAGCAAGTCAAAACTTGCGGCCGTTGCCGCAAGTCGTTGCAGATAATTTATTATGTGACTTGAGTTTAAACACGAGTCAAAGCTATTTTGCGCTTGACAACGCTATAGGCTTTCTACTATAATAGTGGCGCTATTTTTCTACTTCGAATAAGCACTAGCCCCCACGAAAACCGATAGTTGAACTACTACTTGCCCTGGTGCTAAATTAAAGTAGACTTGACTTTTGCCGGGAGATAGATTGTTTTTCTACTTGCATTCGGGTAGTTGAACTACTACTATAGGCGGCGCTTTCAGCGCCTATTTCAATTTTAAGTTGTGGCGAGCCCGAAAAGTCCAATAAAATCAAAGGGTTAGCAGGCGGGGCGCCTAAGGGCCTAAGCCCTTGATTTAGTTGAACAATTCTGCAAGGTCTTGATCGCTAAAAAAGTCTTGTGCCTCTAAGCATATCAGTGCGCCTTCTTCTGCACTAAGACCATCATCATAAGCATCTCGGCTCAACCAATCTGCCATGCAACCTTGATCTAGCCCGACCTTCTTAACCAAGATCCGATCGACCTCTGCAGACCATTCTTTGTAAGTGTTTGACAGTTTATTCATAATAAGTAACCCCTTTTCCTGCTGGTGGAAGTGATCTCCAGAACTCAGCAGCCCGTTGTTGCTGTTCTGGCGTTTCATAAGGACAGCCTTCTAAATTGCAAGGCATAGCAATTTTGTGCGGTTTGTTATCTGTCTCAGCATATAGATTTATGCCGCAAACAACACATTTTCCAATAGCTTTCCATTCAACTCGTCTTGCCATGATTTTTCTCCTTTTGCACGTTATACCATAAAGTTAATTATGTTTCAATAGTAAAAAAGTTAGTTAATATCAATAAGTTAAAGAGTAGGGGGCCCCGGGGGCTAACCCCTTGATATTAAAGGGTTATTTTTGTTTACCCCCTTCGCCTTATGGCCAGTCTTGCTCTTGCTCAAGACGCCATTCTGCTAGCTCCCTGTCAGAGTAATCTTGCCAGTAAAGAAACCTCCATTCAGACGGTATCTTATCGGTGTTCTCCACCTGAATAAGGGTTTCAGTGCCGCATTCATCAAGACAGATAGCATTTCTTAAGTTCATAACAAAACTCCCATAAGGTTAGGTGAGAGAAGCCTAAGCTTCTCTCAATTGTTTAGCAAAATCGATCATAGAAAGCAAGCCTTCTTTAGTCGATCCTGACAAAGGCGTGACATCAAAGCCACATACAGCTTCTAGCTCATAAAGAAGCTCTTTTTTGGTAGGTCCTCGATCAAGAAGAACCCCCTTCTTTTTGGGTGTCGCTTTGTACACCCCTTCCCTTACCAATTTAGACCGCACAGAACGAACTGATTTTCCAACCGCGCTAGCAATTTCTGAAAGACCATCATTGCCTAATGTATCATACATCCGGACAATTTGGTTAGTTTGTTCAACGGTATAATTGACAGTTTTAGTAGCCATATAAGCACCTCCATTAATTGACTGTAACTCACCCTACCTCAGAAATGATCTGCAGTCAAGCAGAAAAAAACCCTTTAAAAACAAGCACTTAGCCGCGGGGGCGCCCCCTCCCGTAAGTGCTTGATATTAAACAACTAAATCGCTGTTAGTTGTTCAATTTTAGGGTTCACATTCTCGCAAAGCCAAGTGACAGCCTCTTGCCAACTTTTAAATGGCTCGTCTGTGTCATGATTTCCAGTCAGCCAAATGCAATCGTCCGCTTCGTCATAGCAAACAATTTCAAAATTGCTGTCTTCTTCTATTGTGCCGTAGCAGTCACATTTACCCCCATCGGGTCTATCTATTAGTAGATAAGCCATTTCACCTCCCATGCGCTTATTGTGGTTTTCAAGCATTGTATCATAAGTATATTCCATCACAACCTCTAGTTGATTTTTGCGGGATCTAGTACCGCAATTCCAATTTTGCGGAGAGCTGACCGAACACTCATAGCATCATCAAACATCACTTTTGAAGCCTTTTTAAATTGGCGGAGACTTAAAAAGGATGAAAGCTGTTTTGCTTTCAGTGATCCGTCAGCTTCCATATTCCCGACTGGACGAGAAATGATTTTATCAGCAATCATATTATGAAACTTCAAAAACTCATAATCCGCTTCTGACATATTTCTAGCTGTGCAGATTATGACGTAATCGCCTTTTTCTTTACGATTGCTGATTTCTTTAGCCAAAGGCAAAACTTTGTCTTTAGCAATTTTTTCTGGAGTAGCATTATCAAACCAATGCGCTAAATTAAGAGTACCATCAGCAAGAGTAGCTTGACGGTGAGAACTGTCAATACAGGTTCCGTCTAGGTCGAAAATAGAAATGTTTTTAATCATGGATAAATCCTCCTTATGCCTATTAATAACCTAAAAAAACCATAAAGTCAAGAGAAAAGAATCGTTTAAAATCAAGGACTTAGCTCGCGGGGGGCCCCGGCCCCTAAGTGTTTGATATTAAACACTTTTTTGTGGGCAGATTAAAGGGGCAAGGCTGCAACCTTGCCCCTCCTAGTTTATGACGCCAACTTAGACGCGAATGCAATCAGAGATTGCAAACCCTCTTTTGTTGACCCAGAAAGCGGTGTGACATCAAAGCCAACCATTTCTTCGAGCTGATTGAGCAGCTCTTTTTTGGTTGGGCCTTGATCTCGCTTAGGAGATGCAGCTTTCGGGGTTGCGACATAAACACCCTCACGGACGAGTTTTGAGCGAACAGAGCGGACAGATTTGCCCACCGCGTCGGATATATCTTGCAAACCATCGTTGCCGAGGGTTGCATACATTTCAACGATTTGCTCAACTTGAGCGTCAGTGTAGTTTGCAGTTTTAGATGTAGCCATGTCAGGCCTCCTTTTTTATTGAGGGTTAATATAATATTTATAGCGTTAAAAAAACCAAAATGCAAGAAAAAAGAATCTTTTAAAAACAACGACTTAGCAATTTCTTTCAAATAAAAAACCCTTTAAAAACAAGCACTTAGCGGACGGGGGGCCCCGCCCCGCAACCCCTTGATTTTAAAAGAAAACTAAGTATAGAACACCTCCGAGAACAACAGTTTCTGACACTATAGAATAGCAGATGTAAGCCTTTAGGATATAGGGTAACATTTTTTTCATGCTAGAACCTCCAAATTATGCGGCAAGGGATTGAGTGCCATCAATCCCAAGTCTCAGGTTGATATTACGCCAAACTGAACCCGAAAACTCAGAAGGCTTTGAAACGATAGGCAAAACTTTTTTGCGGTTAAGTGCCTTTAGCAAAATGTCGCTTTCAATCAAGCAATCGTGCCATGCAATGTGGCGTTCTTCGAAATCCTCTTGCATAAATTCCCAACGGTAGGCGCTTTGTGCAGAGGTGGAAAGATATTTGCCAGAGGCGGAAGGCACAGCTTTATAACCAAGCGGAACACTTTGACCCCAAAAATCCCAAATGTCCATGAGAGGGAAAGCAGCATCAAGCCAACGTGCAGAAGTATCATCTTGCAAAATTTGCAAAGTGCGAGGCAGGTGCGTAAAATCAAAACGTGCATTATAGGCGCACAAAATGACTTTGTGACCCTTTGCAGCTAGAGCAGCAATTTGCGCGTTGTATTCTGCGCGAACGTCAACAATAGACGCAGGCACGATTTTGTGCCCATATGCGTCATCAAAATAATGCCCCATCTTTTCAGCAAAGAAAGGCAGATCGTGCTTGAACGCTTCGCGGATAACATACGAACCAGAACCATATTCCCGACCTTTGCGGTCAATAATGCGCCAAGCAACATCAAATGCAATACGCTTACGCATGGTGGTTTCAATATCGGTGACGACAAAAAGAGTGGGCTTGAAAGGCATAGTAATTTCTCCGTTGTTACATCTGTCACCCTACAGGAATGTCAAACCCCTGTCAAGCAGAAAAAAACCCTTTAAAAACAAGCACTTAGCGGCGGGGGGCTCGCGGGGTGTAACCCCTTGATTTTATTAAGGTTTCCATCCCTCCCAAACAGCTGCACGATATTTATTGTAAAGATCTTGTGCAACTTTTTTATGTTTAATGCGACGATCTATAATCTCAAATCCTTTATGGCTAACATTAACTAACCAAGATGTAACAACACCTTTACGATCGCGCACCTCTTGAAGCTTAACGCGAACATCTGTGATACCGTTTGTTTGTGTGGAGAGAGTGTAGATATTAGCCATGATAGACCTCCATGATATGAATTAACTAGACTTTACATCTATTCTATTATCTTGTCAAGAAGAAAAAACCCTTTATTATCAATAACTTACGTGGCGGCGGTGCCGCTGCCCGTAACCCTTTGTTTTTAAAGGGTTATTTGGGCGCTGGGCTATTCCCACATTTCTAATACGAGATACATATAACTATGAATCTCTAGTGCTGTTAGAGCTACCGCACACGCGGTAAACCCTAACAGAGCGAGGCCTATTACAAATCTAAACATGCACCACCTCGTAATTTTTTTCAAGAGCATTATAAAATTTAATAGCTTCGCTATATTTATCAAAACGCTTCATCATTTTTTTAGCGTTTTTATAATCGTGAGATACCCACCATGAGTTACTACCCAAAGTTGTAAGGTAAAACTTGATACCTCCGTATTCTTTTTCTTTGCGAACATACAACATCAGTAATCAGCCCCTTGCAATTCGACTGAATACGCTTTGCCGTTTTCAGCCTCTTTTATTTCTTCATAAGGCGCACCAATCTTGCGATACAACTCTAGCTTGCAACACTCAAGAGCGCCCATCATTTCATTTAGATACGCATAGCGTACGCCATGAGTTTCTAAAAAGTTATTGATAAAGCTAGACACAAGCCAATTCAATTCCCCTGCATTATTAGGAACCCACTGGCAACCTTGCTCCATCACAGCTTCATCAACGCGAGACCGATCATCAACAGGAATATAAGGCATTACGCAACCTCCTTTCTGATAGAAGGAAATTCGATAGGAAAGTCAAAAGCCAACTCAAGAAGTTTCGAAAACTCTTTAAGACCTGCTTCATGCAACTCAACAGCTTCCTTCGCACCTTCTACAAGGTCCGTGCTTTCTAGCCAATGCCAACCTTTGAAGTGTGTGAAAGCAACATCTGAAATTGCATTAGGTGCAATGCTTTTACACTTACCAACAGCATACACTGGCTTACCGCAACCATATGCCATTCCAATTTCAACTAGCGCTCCGCGCTGTTCTTCTTCAAAATCTTCGCAGTAAAGCAACACAAAATCACTGTCGCGCACATCTTCATAGCAAAGATTCCACAGCTCATCTTTTTGATTTTGCACAAAATCACTGTCGTTGTCTAAGTCAATCCAACGAGCCTTAACATCAAACCCCAAATCATCACGCAGATGTTGGAATTTTTTATTGTGCCAAACTTTTCCGGCTGTATAGAATGTAGTCATAAGATTTTCTCCT